TCAAGATGTCTTCCACTATCGATACCGAACTCGCCACCCTGCATGCCCGCATCGCACAACTCGAGGAAGCCAAGAAGATTCCTCCGCCTCCAGCCATCACCGCTCATGAGTGTCTTGACAAGGCAAAGGAGCATATCAAACGCCAAGCACCTATGGGCAAAAACAAAAGTCCCATTTCGATTGCATGTAGGTACTCCTATGCATCGATGACAGAGATGCTCGAGTCTGTTGTGGAGAGTCTCAATCGTATTCACGCGCGCTTGGACGCTGTGGAGAAGCACTGAAAACGGATTCCGTTGTGGAAACCATAACGCTTTTTACATTCAAGATGGATCAGATCAAGTCCTTCGCCAAACGCGTCTTCAAGGCTCTCGGAGCTGGCTTCAACGAGCGTGTTTACCACAACGCCATGGAGGTCCTTCTCAAGAAGTACAACGTCCACTACAAGTCAGAGCAGGTCATCCCAGTCATGTTTGAAGGTGTGGAGGTCGGACAGGTGCGGGCCGACCTCGTCGTCAGTGGAGACATCGTGGTCGAACTGAAGTCGGTTCGGTCCATTAAGGATGACCATGCCACCCAGTGTGGAATGTACATGAAACTTCTACACATCGAGAACGGGATGGTGATCAACTTCCCTTGTGGGGACAACGAAGATGTTGATTTCCAAGAACTAGCAATGGCGTCTCCCGTCTGCAAGCGTTGCGGCCGCGACAGCCACATGGCTTCGGGGTGCTTTGCGAAGAAGCATCTGTTTGGCTACGACCTGTAGAAAACGGATTCCTTCACCCCGACTCCAGCACACCTCGCCACGATGGTCTGTTCTTCGTGCAAAACAGCGGGGCATAACCGCCCCACCTGCCCCAACTTCACCCGACCTCTCCGACGCAAAACCATACGCGTGTGGATTCCCGCACCTGCATGGGAGTGCAAATGTGGTCTTATCTTTCAGCATCATCGTCTCGCAGTCTTTCTGCGGCACCAACGGCATTGCGTTGCCGTCAAGCACTGAAAACGGATACAAGGCCCACACACAAACCATCTTTTCAATGCCGTGCACTCATTGTCGCTCTACGACTCATCACTGCGCAGCTTGTCCAGTCCGCCGTCCTCCTCCCAAGGTTGTGTACGTTCCCAGCAACGGCTACAAGCAAGCGGTTGTTGGTGGGATTGTTGGCGGTGTCGTGCAGAGTGCGTGTGTTGTTGTGTGATTACTTCAGGGCGCGTGCGGAGAGGATGTACAGGAACGCGGCGTTGGCGAGGGTCAGGAAGAGGGTGGGGGCAGAGGCTAAGAACAGCGCAAAGCCGCGCTTCGGGGCAATGGACATGCCGTAGACCTCCAGCAGCAGGACAAGCGCTGTAGTCAGGCCCACAATCCAGAACATGATGTAAAAGTAGTCCACAACAACCTCGTTGGAGATTCCCTTGGTAGCTTCAGTCTCGGCGGGCATTTATATACTCCCAAGAAGAACAATGGGCTTCTCGGTGCTTCCTGTCGCGTTTGGGGTAGTGATGGCGGTGCTGGACTTGGTGATGATGTCCACTGTGAAGCAAGTAGGCACGGGCACATGGCCCGTTCGCACGGGCTTGCCGTTTGCCACCTTGGTGTACGCACTGGAGCCGTTCCTTTTTCTTCAGGCCATGAAGTACACGGGCGAAGGATTGGCAGTGGTCAATTTGGTCTGGAACCTGTCCAGCGACGTCTTGGTGACACTGATGGGAGTGTTCTGGTTCGGCGAGAAACTCCATGGAACCCGTTGGATTGCAGTTGGTATGAGTTTGGTTGCGCTGACGTTATTCGCGTACACAGATAAGGAATGAGGACTGCGGTGATTCTTACTGGTCAAGAACGGTCACTTCATAAGATATACAAGCATACTCGCAAAAACCTGATTGAGCCCAACAACTCGACCCTCTTTCTGGCATGCGAGATTGACAATCCCGACCGAATGAGGGGCTACTTTGATGGAATTGAGATTGGCGGCGACGACATTCGCAGCACTTCATTTCGCACCCCCGACTTCGAAGCATTCACCCTCATGCTCCACTCGGGTGGGCGCCCCGCGCTGCTGGAAAGCGTCTTCGAACGTACTCGCCCAGAGTCGTATCAAGTCGGATACGTGCTTCAGGGTGCAAGCGTTCTCCAGTACTATCAGATTCTGAAGGCGTGGCTGATGGTTCTCGAGTACGAACACAAGCACAAGATGCGGTTTGATGTGGTTGTCCGTTGGCGCACCGATGCACTGATAACCGAGAAGCTGGACCTGTCTGCCCTGTTTTCAACAGACGAACTGACGTGTCGCAGTCTGGGCTGTGCTCGGATTCGTGAGAAGCTGACGCCCATTGGCGGGTCCATGGACAAAGTGGTCATCACTCTAGGCATGGAACAGACGTGGTTTGCAAAGCGCGATGTGTTTGCGTTGCTGGGCCCGATGATGTACATGTACGGGTGCTGGGACAATGGCTCCAAGTACGCCTTCAATTCCGAGACCTTCTTCCAGGTGTTCTGCGATATGAATCACATCACGCACTGGGGGTTCTGGGAGGACCCGTTGTTCAATGAGTCGCACCGCAATGCGGATGTCGTGGTCTCAGACCCTCTTGTGTTTTCGCTTGTGCGTTAAACGACGAGTTTTACGACGACGGGTGCGGCGGCGCCCCGCCTTCGGTGCTGGAAACAGTTCGCGAAGCATGTCGAGCTTCTCCTCGTCAGTCAGAACCTCTTCGCCCTCTCCAGCCTCGCCGAAGACCGCAATGTTCTCTAGTGCCTCTCGTAACCGTGAAGTGAGCATTGGGTCATCTCTGCCCGCTCGGCTCTGAATCCTGACTGCGAGGCCCTCGTCACCGAGACTTGTCGCAAGTGCATGTCCACTTGGGAATATCTCCCTATACGAGGGGCCGTTCAGTTTATCCAGCAATTTCGAGGGAATTATTGTCTTCTTGTCACTCTTCGTCTTTGCACAGAGGGCCAAGAACATGTGCTTTACATCTCGATACTGCTCAAAAGGGTAGTTCAACTCCTTCAAGGTATGATATCCCCACTTGGTGTATGTAGCTCCAGCTTCGGGCGTCAGTGGGTAGAGATAGATAAAGTGCGCCTTGTCCGTCGTGGCGTCCTTGAGGAGGAGTTCATGAAGAGCCTTTCCTATTCCTACATTCCTATCATCGGGAACCCGTGTCACACTGATTTCGGAAAGGTATACATAGGTGCGTCCAAATCGCCTCCGTCTCTCTGCGAGCAGCCATCCCACAATGTCATTGCCTCGCTGGGCAACGTAGTGGCGGACCTTCCCAACCGTCTTTGCGCTTTTACCGCATCCGTGTGTCCACGGTAATACCCGTGGGTCAAACTTCATTGGTGTTTTGCTTGCTTCCGCTAAACCCGTCAACCGATTGATATCTCCAAGTTGTGTGTCGCAGTCATAGGATGCGATTGTATACTTTCCGCGCGTAGGACCGTCTGGTGGAAGTTCCACTTGCTCTATGCAGGCGTCTCCCATTACTCAAACACTGCGAATAAACTCCCAATGCAGGTAGTCGCATATCTTCTGCCAGATGTGGTCGTGCGCGATTAACCGGTCGCGTGACTTGAGCAACGGAAAGTAGACCTTGTACTCATCCAGGTCCAGCAGCTCAAAGAACTTGTACAGGATGTAACTGTAGCTCAAGAAGTTCGTGCGGTCGTTGGGGCAATACAGCAGAAACGGGGCCTGAATCTCCTGGAACATGGCGCGAATCTTCTCCTCAATCTCAGGCGTGATGGTGGGCGGCGGATTGCCGTTCAAACGGGACAGAATGTGGGCCGCGTGCTCGTAGTACTTGGACCGTCCCAGCTTCTTCAGAATCTCGCGTATCTCCTTCTCCGTCAGGTCGGCAATATTGTCGATGCGACGTTTGCGGATTTCCAACACCACCTCGTTCATGACCTCCTCGGGAATCATGGTGGACTCCTTAGCCTGAAACTGGTTCAGGATTTCGTTGAGATGGTTAATCTTCTTGTACGCGTAATTGTTCCGCTCCTTGGGCGGGTCGCGGAACGACTGGAAGTCCGAGACCACTAACGAGTATTCCTCGGACCCGCACTTCGGGCACACCAGAATGCCCTCGGAGCTGATTTCCTCACGAGCCACGTTGCACTGGGCACAATGTTCCGTCTGCAGCTGGGTGGCCTCGGGGACTGCGCCCAACTTCATGCGGGCTGCATACTCGTCAAACATCTGCTTGCGCGTGATACCCGTGTCGGTGGACGCAGCAGTGGCAAAGTACTTGAGGAAAGTGTTGGCATCCTTGGGCGCGACCGTTGTCGCCGACGTGCCCCCCGACTCGCGATTGTAGTATCCCATGAGAATGTCCATGTTTTTCAGGTAATACTCTTGGACGGGATCTGCCTGCACGGCCTCCTGCTCCAACTCCTTCACGCGGGCCTCCCACTGCGAGCACTGGATCACATCTCCAATCTCATTGGATGCACGCACTATTTGAATCCGCTCCTTCAACTGCTTCAACTCTGCATCCGCATCAGTCTTTGACTGGGTTTCCCGCAGTCCCTGGACAATATCCTGGTGAACCGAATCGAGCGTCCCGATGGACGCCGATCCCGTTTCCCGTATCCGTCTCACCTTGAATACATCCATACTGAACTTGTGGTTGTCTATGTAGATGCCTTCGGGGGCTTCTGGAGCGCCTCCGTTACTTCCATCATAAAGGCGGGGTTTGAACAGATCTGGGGCCTCTGCTTGCGAACAGCGGATAACAACACGGGAAAGTCGAGTCCGAAGTTCTTACACATGTAGTACAGCAGCAGAAACGCTGATCGGTTGATGCCCGCTTGGCAATGGACAAACACAATAGCATTGGGCGCGCGAAGAAACGACCGCAGGGCCGCCTCGAACTGAGGATACCAGTCTAGAATCTTGACTTGCGTGGAGTCGTAGGCATCCAATTGGGCGTAGCGGGTAGGATAGCGCTGGCGGAACCAGTCAGGCGAATTCTCGGAGAAGGCGCAATTGATGACGTGTGTCACCTGATGCGTATTCACGAAAAACGGGGTCAGCGATGCCCCCGCGCCCAAGCAAATGTTGGGATACACCCACGCTGGGGTGTCCATTCCTTATGAAGGATTGCGTGTCTTAAATCCCCAAACTACCGAGAAACACGGAGAGCAAGTGGGCAATCACCACCGCCGCCGCGCCCAGAACACCCGCTCCTTGCCACGACACCACACCGCCACTCGTGTACATCGACGGCAGATACTGCAGAAGCATGTTGCGGGGCGTCGACATGGAGATCACACCAGCCGCGATAAAGAAGCAAAAATAGATCTTCAGGTTGCGGAACATGAATCCCATCGCTGGGAGGGTCGGCTTGAACGACGGAATCATCGAGCCCTGTGTCGTCTGCTCTGTCGACGGCATCGGGATCAGAGGCGGTGCCGACTGGTTGCCCTGCGGAGAAGGGAGCAAGGCATCCAACGAAGTGGAGTCACTGTCCATTGTTTATACTCAAGGCATCTTTTCGCATGTTGCATCTTCCACGCGGTAGCGATAGCACTTTCCGTCTACACGGTTTGTCTTGGTTCGAATGTCATCCAGGGGCAACGCCAAGGTGTGCCGAGTCGTGAAGTCGCGGTGGAACAAGAGCGCCGCCAATCCCAGACCAATGATGAACGAAAAGAAGGGTCGGGCGCGTTCGATCGAGGCTGTGATGTTCAGCACCATTACTTCTTAAGCGATGCCAAAAGATTGAAGGAGTCTGTTTCCGAAGTGCATGGAACTTCCATGGCTTCCACATGGACGCACCCTGTGTCCGTGTGGTACACCAGTTTTCCGTCGGCGGGGTCGGGGACCTTGGACACAGTCCTCTTGGGAGGAATGACAATCGTGGACAACAACAGCCCAAAGGTGACACCCGCGACGAACCAGATGCCGTCGATCATTATGATTTGCGCCCAAAATAACCTTTCACTGCAGACAAGCCTTGAGAGAAGTTGATCGACCCTTTGCCGCTTCCAGGCACCTGACCATTGTCTACCATCTTGCCTCTCTCTGGCAGCTGGCTCTCGACAAAGTACCAGAAGGTGAATTGAATGGCAAAGGACCACACGGGAGCCAAGGCAGCGAGAGCCGCCATGATGTACTTGGTGGGTCCGAACTGGCCGACCGCTCCCGCCGCCGTTGCAAAGATCATTCCGTATTGCCCATACTTCGCCTCCGTTACATTTCCTGGGCTGAGACCAGACGTCAGAATGTGGTCCCACAACTGATACGCCCACACGACCATCAAGATCCAAAACACGGCAACTGTTAGCCAAAACTGGAGAGTGCCCGCAGCCATAGCCGCCTTCCAACTAAGTTCGCTGGGCTTCTTCATCAAGAGTCCCCACGCCGACAACTTGCCGAGAATGATGATCTGTTCCATACCAAACTCTTGTGTGTGGTATCCGTCTGGATCAATCCACTGGATCGCTGCGACGGGCGGAACCAGTTGGACGGACAGCGGGTCGTCGGGTTCAGTAATCAATCCATCGTCGCGGAGATCCTTTACCAGTTTCTTGACGGGATACTCCACATACCCCGCATACCGATTGGCATTGAGGTACTTGATGATGTTGATTATCTGTTTGCCATATGTGAACTTGGCGGCAATAATCCGAAGCCCAGGATCGGGCGGAGCTTGAAAGTCGTATGACGGCGCAGTGGGAATTGTGGGAACTGCGAATGACTGGGATGTCGCTGGCGGATCGTCCTTTTGAGTCGACCGCACTTGATACGGATTTACCTTGACGGGCGGGGGAGGATTACTCATATTGTTAAGAAGCAAACACAAGATTGGCAAGACCACTCACGACACGGAGATAGTTATACGATTCCACATACGCACCAACTGTATAGGTGTACTGAAAGACCACGGTGGCGTTTCCACCCGTTGTGGCGTTCTGCACGACGGACAAGATCTGGTCGGGCTTGTAGAGCCCAATCTGTCCCGCGGGGATAATGACGGGATGCGCACTGAACGCTGTGGATTTGAGAATACACACCGTGGTTGTCGTCGGGGCCGATGGTTGATTGGGAGCAGGCAGGGGCTGGAGAAGAGTCAGACGCAGAACCGCCTTGTTGATCGTGCTTCCATTGGCCGCGCCCGACGGTTGATACTCATTGTTGTTGAGAGCAAAGGAGTACATGTACACGCCTGGTAGCTGAGACGGCGTGGTTCCTGACGCAAAACGATAGGCCTCGAGCAACGAATAGTACTCACCTGGCTTGACCTGAAGGCGCTCGTTGCCATCAAACAGAATCACTCCATCGACCACACTGTCCCGAGGAAACACGGAACTCACTTGATTCTGACCCGACGCATACAAGCTCGTGGCCACGTCTGTCGTATTCACAGTCCACGGGGCTCGGTCGGGATTCTGCCAATTCGTGTAGTTGTCCCACATGTTGTTTGCGATGCTGTCCGAACGTGAGACAACCCACGTGACGCGCGAGACCAAGTTGCGCATGGGCAGAAGTAGGTCCGTGTTGGGTCCATACTGACCTTCGGCGCTGACATAACTGATCTCCTTGAACATGTAGCTCTGATCGGCTGTAGCAAACTGATTCATCTCCATCTCTGTCAAGTAAAAGAAGTTGCACTCCAGATACGGTCCAGGGAAAAAGGTCGTGACGCCTGGGTTCGTCGGAGCACCGTTGGGCAGGGACGGCGTCAAGAATAGGTTCATGGGAAACACATCTGGGCGCACGCGCTGTCCGTAGGTTGTCGAGGTAGGAACCACGTCGACCACACTATACAGGAACTTCAGAGGCCGCAAGATCACATTGATGAAGACCTCTGTGTTCTGCATGGACACCAGCGGTAGGGCAGACCCTGCACTCTCGCAGAACCAGAAATGCAAGGGAATGATCAACTGCCTCGACCGAACCGACGGCTCAGGAATCACACTGCCTGGAAAGATGGTGTTCCCCGAAATATCCCGAGCAGGTGTCGCGTAGGAGACTGAATGAGGATACTGTCCTTGGCGGTCGTACGCGTTTGCAGGGTCATAGATCTCGGGGACGTTGCCCGTCATCTTGTCAATCGTCGCACGCTTCGTGGCATCAAAGGTCAGGTACGAATACAGTTTCATCCACTCGCCCGACATTCGCTGAATCAGTTGGCCATTCATAGTGAGTTCAATGTGATCAATGAGATTGTAGCCAATGTTCTTCACCCACTCAAACTCGTATCCAACTGCAGAACACCGAGGGTCGTAGCCCGTGGGCGGATTCGTCACGGGAACCAGGGGAGACCAAACGTCGGGAAGAGTAATGACCAGATACGTATCGTTCAGTAGCTGGGCGTAGCGATCGATGCGGGCCGATAACTTGCGGGTCTGAGAAAAGTCAAAGTTGAGATTGGCAGACCCAAAGTCCACACGGATATGCTCCATGGCAAAGTTCGTGTGGCGTTTGTAGGTGTTGCGGAAGTTGGTCATGGACGGATTGCCATTCACCAACTCGTTCTGGGCTCCCACGCCCACTAACTGGAGGAGTGCACCAGGCATTTGTAGTTAGGGAACATCATTGTTTAATAGAGAACCGCACCACCCTGGGTACAACACTGTGATGTAATCGTCCTGCCCAGTCCAGAGCATGTCTGGTTTCCACGGCAGGCGGCTGCAACTGTCGTCTGGTACTGCGCTGCAGCATTCGCCTTCAGACTGAGATACGTCGACGCAGTCTTGTTCTTGCCCGCGGGGGGATCCGCCGCATAGTTCCGTGCAATAGCGTTGCGCTTAAGACGTGTCACGTAATCTTGGACAGAGTTGACCTGCATACTATTTATACAGAACCGAGAGAATTACACAATGCGATTCGTCCTCGTCAGCACACACGTCGACCAGACCACTGGGTACTCCAAGGTGGTGTACAACCTTCTTCGTCAGGTCTCCTCTCTTGCTCCCGCGGTCAAGACGTTCCACTTTGGGTTCCAGCGCCACCCCGATCGCAAGAACATCCGCAAGCTTCCCGACACTGTGACGGGATACGACGCCGCTGCCAATGAGGACCCTCGGGAGGAGGGATTCGGGTTCAACAAGATCGCCGAGTATCTGGAGATGGTCCGCCCAGATGTGGTCATGATCTACAATGACCCACTCATCATATGCAAGTTTATCGAGGCAATGAAGTACGACAAGGCCACTGCGCCCTTCAAGTTATGGCTCTATGTGGATCAGGTGTACACGGGTATCGCCCAGCCCTTGGTGGACACCATGAACAAACAGGCCTCTGCAATCTACTGCTTCACCGAGGAGTGGGCCAAGACATACGCGTCCTACGGAGAGAGTCCTCCGCTCAAGGTCATTGAGCACGGTCTGGACGCAGCCGAATTCACCTGCATGAGCCGCGACCAGCGGATGGGTCTTCGTCGGACCCTTAAGATTCCCACGGACGCAGTGGTGTTCCTCAATGCCAATCGCAATAGCCAGCGGAAGCGTCTGGATACGATGATCATGGGATTCGTGCACCTGCTGGCCAAGAAGCGGGACGACCCGTTGTATCTCATGGTGGTGACGGCCATGAACCCACAGCAGGGTGCGTTCTATGATATCCAGCGTATCTTTGTCAACGAGCTGAAGCTGGCGAACCTTGATGTCGACACGTATGCCAAGCGTCTGATGATTGTGGACACGGCCACCCCAAACACCCTGACAGATGCCCAGATCAATGAGATCTACAACATGACAGACATTGGCGTAAACACATCTGATGGCGAGGGGTTCGGTCTGTGTCAGCTCGAGCACCTGTACACGGGCGCTCCTCAAGTCGTGACCACCGTCGGGAGCTATTCGGCCTTTCTGGATTCCAGCGTGGCGACGTTCGTTCCCGCGTCGGGGCTCCAGTACTTTGCGGGGTCCATGCCACTGGGATTCTCGGCGCCGACGTTCAGTCGCGAGGACATTGCTGCCGCCATGGGAGACGCTGTAGAGAAGCTGGACACGCGCAAGGCAACGATCCGCACCTATCCGTTCAAGAGCTGGACCAAGGTCTGCGATAGCTGGCTGGAGGATCTTCACCGCGCCTCGTAAGTCGGCTTTCCCTCCAGAACCCAGCGGATTTGGGTATCCGAGATTTTGCGACCCACAGGAATCAAGCGATTGTTGTCCTCGAACGCAACGCCGTCAAACACCTCTGTCGTGAGCGGATCAATCAGAAACAGGATTCCCTTGATGACAACTTTCTGGAGGCGCCGCGACTTGCGCTCCATGTTTCGCAGGTAGGTGGAGTCCAAGTCCTCCGACTTGACTGACGGCTTGAAGGCCAGGTCTTCGCCCGTGATGGTGCTGTCGAAGCGCATACAGGAAATCACTGGCTTCTCCTTTGAGTGGAGTTTGCGGTGAATCTCGCAGTCCACCGCCGACTGCTTCAATAACAGACCAATCTTCTGGTTGATCTGGTTCTTCTCAAAGGCCGTCTCGTAGAGGTACTCGTCTGCTGACATGAACGTCTCCACAGGCCCTCCACCCTCGTAGCGTTTCATGGTCGTGTCCGCACGGCGAATGGGCGTAATGTTCGGGAACTCGTTGGATTTGGCCTGTTCCTCCGTGAAGACTGACACATAGAAGCTAATACGCACTGTCCTCTCTTCCACGGGGAGCGTTGCGTGAGAGCAGATACGAATGGCGCGGCCAATCACCTGGTCGTGGCGCGCAGGCGTCCAGTGCGGCTCGAGAATATGGACATGCCGCACATTAGCTAGTGTGATACCTTCTGCACCCGAACTGGAGGCCATCAGCAGACACAGGATCTTCTTGCCACGCCCCTCCACGCTCGTCTTGAGCGAAGCGGGAAACGAGGACTCGAACTTGTTATTGAAGACCTGGCGAGTCAATTCGCGCTCCTCTGCCGACTCCTTGCCTGTGTACATTGTGTACGCAGGCTTGGCAGGATCCATCTCGCCTTCCACCCACTGACCGTTGGTCTTGACGATCTTGTACGGCTGC